TGTTTTGAACCTGGCATCTGTTATAATTCCATCTTCAACTTTGATTTGCAATTTCATCACGTCGCCGCAAGCCGGTGCGCCCACCATGCCTGTACCAACGGTGTCGTCAATTTCAAACTTGCCCACGTTGCGTGGATTTTCATAATGATCAATTACTTTTTCTGAATAAGCCATGTGATATTCCTTCGCTGATTATAGCGTATTTACTGATTGATGTCAACCGGAATGGTTACTTGTTCATTCCGCGTTGCATGGCGGATTTGGCCGAGGCGGCCACAATGTCTTGTGCTTTGTTTACGGGCATTTTGGGTGCTACGTCAGGAGCCGCACCTTTGTATTTGATCACTGAGGGATTTTGTGGATCCATGGGCTCTAGCACACTGTCCAACGGAGGCTGACTCACAATGCTCACAATGTTTTTTTCGCTAACTGGAAAACCTAAACTACGAGCAGCAGAAATAAATGCATCGGTGCTGATTTGTTTTTGTGCATTTTCATCATCTGCACGACCAGAAAGAAAATCCACTAGACCTTGCAGTTTGGCTGGATCTAGTGGTTTGCTGTTTTCGACTTCGTCGATTCTCATTATCTACGTGCTCGTCCCAATGCTGCTTTAGGGGCTGGTACATCTGCTTCAAGATCAGCACCCAAGTCAGCACCAACATCGGCTCCAATGTCTGCACCCATTTCGGCGCCTAGTCCTTCGCCGGGCACTGGTGGAGGCATTGCACCTGGCACGCCGCTGGCAGCCATGCTGGTGTCTAGTGCAGCAGGCTGACCTGTTACAACACCCAGTGCGGTTTCCAGTTGTTGCTTGGCACCTTGTAAGTTTTGCACAAGACCTTGTAATGCTGCCGTAACATCAGCATTGAATTGTGTGGCTTGCTCCATGCCAATTTGATTGCGGATTGAGTCAACCAATGCAGGTAGTTCTTTGAATTGCATTTCTGTTGTGTCTTCCAACATTGATTGCATTTTGTCAACCATGTCTTGTGCAGCCAAAACAACTTGTGCTTGTTGTACTTCAGATTCTTTCAAGAACTGGTATGCTCTACGCAGACGACTTTCAGCAGCCATCATTGCCTGACCGGCTACCATTTTTTGTTCGTCTGGCGTGAGACTTTGTCCTGCTGCACTTTTCTTCAACGCTTGCGCCATCTTGGGATCTTTGATGTCTACCGTTTTTTGACCGCTTGCTGGCGGAGGTGTAGTGGCAGTACTGGTGCTGGGATTGGTACTGGATGAAGTGGGCGGAATTGGAACTTGTTCTTCCCGGATACGACTTGTCAATGCCTGTTCCATCATGACCAGTTTGAGATACGCAGGGTTGCGTTCACTGGTATGACGGCTGGGACTACGCTGATGTTCAGCAATGACTCCACGCACACGTTTCAGCATGGCCTGTGCTTCACGCACTGTGAGTTTGTTCACAGGCATCTTGGTGCCGAAGTAACTTTCAAATACTCGGGCTACTTGGCGGCTCTTTTTTGGTGTGGCCAGTTCGGTTAATTTCATTTGGCAAATCCTCTTAGTTGTAGATATTTAGCCGAATTTAAACATTTTTCAAGTTCTTGATTCAGCAGGGTAAGGTTCTCAATTTTGGGTGCAAGTTTGGTGCGCACCATTTCACGGAATTCGGGCCGGGTACTGCGATCCGCTTGCCCACGTCGGCAATGGATATCAGCGGTCAGTGTTTGTTTTTTGTTGTCCAGTATGCGGATGTTTTGTGCCAGTCTGTACTGTTGCAAGTGATCTGCAACACACCAACTCATGGCGGTCTTTTTACTGCTGAATGTGCTCACAAGATCATCGCTGTGATACACTGCAAAGCCTGCTGTGTCAGGGCGCATGTGATAGCGCCCAAATACCACGTAGCCACCCTGCTCGTCATCCATGATGAGTTCGGTGTACACACGTTTGAGTTCACGCTCGGCAAAGCGTTCTAGTTTTTGATCACGGGTCATAAGGTACGAACGTAATGTGTGGCCAACCACCCCACAATGCCCAGCAGCACACCAATGATGCCTATGCCCCAGGCGATGAGTTGATCGTTACGCTTTTCACCCATTTTGCGCACAATGCCATGCACTTCAGTGACCATGTGTTTGACTTCTGAGATTTCATTTTCCACTGTTTCTATCTTGAGTTCCAGCATGCGGTAACGTTCGGCACACAGTTCAACGTGGGCTTCAAGACTTTTCTTTTCAATGTCAGTGGTATCAACCATGGTCGGGCTCCAATGAGTTATTTACCGTTTGAAACCAAATGTTTTGATTGACGCCTTGTGCATGCAAAGTGGCAGTGACTACTTCTGCTTCGTCTAATCCTGTGACCATGGGTACACCTTCACAATCACCAACAAGTCCATCTAAATCATCGCTGCCAAAGTTGCTGCCAAGCACACCTTCAGATTCTACGTCAAATTCAAAGTGCCAGCCATCTTTGTGTTTTGTAGGTGGCACAACATTCATGGGCTGTGTTCGCAGGCTCATTATTTGCAGCAAACTTTCCCAGTTGCGTTGCTGATTACGACTGCGATTCCATTGTTCGGGAGTGTCGATTACTAAGCCTGTTTTGGTAGTAAACGGCAATTGCTGTGGGCGGAGATGTCCTGTGACACCAGTGAAGGTACAATCAAAAAGGGTGCGGCACAAGACTTTCATTATGTGCATATTTAATGCCAAAAAGAAACCCTGGATTTTTTACGTCCAGGGTTTGGTTGGAACTAAACTGATTACAGGTTAGTGAATGTTGCGCTTGCAGCAACGTTGGCAGTTGGGATACCAATGTTCAAGCCGCCTGTGGCATTGGCTGTTTGAGCAGCAGCAACCAACTGAGCAGTTGTGTAACCACCGGCTGGGTAGATAGCCAAGTTGATAGTACCGGCTGTGGCACCTGCTTGATAAAAAGCAACTGTACCGCCAGGAACTGTCAAGCCAGCACCTGATTGAACTGCTTGCAACACATTGTTCAAGTAACCGTTGACGTTACCAGCATTGGTAAGTGCAGCGTTGGCTGTCAATGTGAAGAATTGCAGTTGTGGGCCAGACAACATCACTGGGCCTTGGGCCGCAACGTTTGCTGTTCCAGAGATTGAACCGTTGGCTACGTCCAGTGCAAATACTGGTTGTGTGGTTCCGTTTGTTTTTGTAAACTGTGCCATAATAAATTTCCTTTAAAGTTAAGTGGTCTCGGTGGACCTGCTTTTATTTATACAATCGGTAAAAATTAGCCCTGTTGCGGATTATTTCTTGCTTGATTTCTTGCAGAGAAATCAAACCTATTTACTGCTTTGCCATACCCTGCAGGGGTGGCCATGACCCAACCTTCGTGTCCTGGATCTTTCAAATCTAGTTGGCGCAATACGTCTAACTTTAAGTCGTGCAACAACAAGAACAAGGTAAATGCTGCGGCCATGCCCTCTGTGTTTGAAGTAGGGCTTTGCAGGTATTCTACAATGTTGGCAAATTTACGTGGGGTTACCTTGGTCTGCAGCCAATCACCAAACCCTGCCAACAAGTTGTCAAAGTTGCCTCCGGGTTGTTTGATTCTAAAGTTGATGTAATCCACACACAGTTTTGCTAGATCTGTGAGTTGTTGTCTTTTTAGTTCAGCAGGGTTAAACAAGATGTCAATTGCAGCACCTTTATCTCGCACCAGTGCTTTGATTTGTTTTGCAAGATCTGTGTTTGGCACCATTTCTTTGGCAAAGATAGGCTCGATCAACAGCAGACCCGGAACATCATTGAACTTCACACGCCGCAAGGGTTGTTTGGGATCACCCGCATCTGAATACATGGTGTGCATGGCAATTCCAATCTCACTGTTGCCTATGCGCTGACCCAGGGTGCTTTTTGCAGGAATACGATATTGCACTGTGTTGGGCTTGAACACATAGTTACCGGCTTCTAGTGGAGGTGTGGTCTGATACAATAAGTCTCCTTGCACATAGCCACGAAAATTTTCAGGCAATGCTGCTTCTAGTACAGGAAACAATCTAGCATAAGTTTGTATTAATGCGGATCTATCACCTGCTCGTGTGCGTTGTATCTGTGCCATCATTTGGGGACTTGTAGCCAACCCGTCATAGCCCTTGGCTTCGAACCCTGATCCATCTGTGAGCACAAACTCACCAGTATCAGGTTTGCGACCAAAGTACACAGCAGGCATACCGTCCCACTTTACACTGGTTGTAGAGCCCGGACTGGCAGAAGCCTGGTCCAAGATGCTCAGTGCTTCTGCAGCACCACGGCTGCCTTTGCGAAACACCAGGTCTTCTAGGTGTTCAATGCCTTTGGCTCTACCACCTACATTGCCTTCATCGGCTTCGTAAATTTGATATGGATTGACCGCTTCACGTTCTACCAAAGGTTGCATGCCTTGGTTGACAATTCTATCACGTAGTCGGGCCAGAAAGTATGTGTCGGCATCTTCTGTTACTGCATCAGGTTGCGGCAGGCCTTCTTTGGTCAAGTATTCACGGAAGTCTTTGATCTTGGCTTCCCGATCCTTATCCTTGGCCAAGGCAGCAAATATGGTTTCCACTGTGCTGAGGTTGTCTCTTGTGGCTCGAGGCCCAAGAATCATACGTGCTGCTTCGTCAGGATCCATTGTGACCAGTTGATTGCTGGTTCTACTAAACACACCATTGGGTCCAAGTTTGAGTCCTAGTTGTTTGGCAATACTGCTCATCAACACAGCACGGTTCATTCCTTTGTAGGCCGAGCCCGCACCTTGATTGTAGTAAAATGTACCCCAGTCCAAGTTGGGAAAGAACATGAAGTCAGTTTGTACATAGCCCAGGTCAGGACGTCCTTGTATGGGTGTGCGCAGGTGTACTTCTCCGCCCTTTTTGATCCATTCAGCAGGCGGCAGTTTGTGTCCCACAATCCATTGTGTTAGTTTGGCAGCCAATTGTTCTTTTGACACTTGATTGGCATCCACTGCAAGATCCATGTCACCTGACGTGGGCGCTTTGCCAGTTGACCCTAGCCAGCGTTCACGTGGGAATTCAATGCCGGTAAGTTGTTCAAGCCAGGCCACAGTGGCAGGCACATCGCTTTGATTGATGCGACCTGTGAGTGGCTGACCTTCTGCATCTTTGAATACATTGCCGCCTTCTAATAGTGTGCGTAGGGTTTTCATGGGTTTAGTTTTTTAATTTGTGCGGCAATAATTTTTATTAATTCGCCTTCGACTGGGTCTCGAGGATCTAATAGATGTCCATCTAATAGTACATCTCCTGAAGGAGACATAGCGATTGTTGGTTCAGTACTGGTTGGAGTTGGCATCATGCTCATCATCAATGAGTGTATATTAGCATGCACAGGACTTCGGTAATTCAATGTAGTGCTGCCAATTTTGAATTTTCCAGAAGGATCCAACATAATAATTGGCATTTTCTTTGCAGCAGCCGGTGCACGATTTTTAGCAGAGTTAAACTGCATCAATGACCGCATGTCGTATGTGGCTTTGGAAAGATTTCGCCATTGCTGGAACTGTCCTTGCGGAGTAGATGGGGGTGAGTTATAATTCAGAATAGACTGAATACTGCTTCGCAATTCAGACAATAAAATACTGGCTTCAGATTGAGATTTGTTATCCACGTAACGAGGAAACTGGGAAAAATCATTGCCTAACTGATTGTCTAAGAAGAACCCATAAACACGGTTCATAAAACTATTTGATAGTCCTTGCTTAACTCTTGGGGGCAATGCGCCCGGTGATCTTGCACCGGATGATTTCATTGCATTACTTAACGATTGATTCCAGTTGGCCAATTCGTCTGCAGCCATTTGATTGATAAGTGGATCAGCGGCTGCGGCTGCCTTGGCTCTCATGTCTCCGTAAGCACTGCCACTGTCTGCATCATTTGGCATGCTTAATCCGGCTTGTTGTGCATTATAAGCAGCCAATTTAGACCCTAGTGCCCCAATCACAGCACCAGGATTGATGGCTTCTTGTATGGGTTTTTTAGCAGTGATTTCAAAGATCTGCATTGGTTCTCCTAACGGACCGTGAGAACTTGCTGGTGTCTCTGTGACGTATTGCATTCAGCAGTTTGCGTTGAAGATTTTCTGCTTGTTCAGCGGAAAATTCACTGTCAATTTGTTCCAGCAAACGAATGGCTGTTTCTATTAGGTTGCTGGCGCGAGTTTCTATGATGGCTCTGCGATCACGTTCTATATACAAACTGTCCAGTTCTTCTAATATGCTTTTAGTTTTCTTTTGCATTTGCTCAAGGGCCTTTGGATTATTTAGTGGAAACGTCATTGCAATAAATATCTAATACAAGGAACCAGTATGACTAGTCA